ATCGGCTCAAGACCAAATGAGGCAGGTTGGTCAGAATCTTCAGAGTGTTGGAACCTCCCTTACTCTCGGTATCACGGCTCCTCTTGTTGGGCTTGCTGCAACTGCAATCAGAACCGCTGAGTCTTTAAGTGCGGCAATGAATCAGGTTGAGGCAGTCACGAAGAATGGATCAGCGCAGTTTGAGGAACTCTCTGAGAAGGCGCAAGAGATGGGGCTCACAACCCGTTACTCCGCAGTTCAAGCAGCGGAGGGCATGTCCTTTCTTGGGAAAGCTGGGTTGGATGCTAACACAGTTCTTAAGGCTATTCCAACAACTCTCAACCTTGCAGCATCGGCAAGCCTTGACCTTGCATCAGCGGCGGATATTGTCACCAATGTAATGCAGGGTTTCCAAATGTCTACGGAGGAACTTGCAGGGGCATCAGATGTTCTGGCTTTGGCTTTCACTTCTTCTAATACGGATCTTGTCCAGTTGGGGGATGCTTTCAAATATGCCGGACCTGTTGCCAAGGCAATGAACCTCTCCTTTGAGGAGACGGTTGCAGTCCTCGGAACTCTGTCCAACGCAGGCATCCAAGCATCAATGGCAGGTACAACCCTCAGAGGAGCCCTTACCAGATTAGCCGGACCATCCAAAGCAGGGGCGAAGGCATTGGGCAAATACTCGATTGCGGTTGCGGATTCTCAAGGGGCAATGCTGCCTTTCCGAGATATCCTCACGCAGTTTGAAGCGGGGTTGGAGTCCTCCTCCTCTGAACTTGAGTTCATGGCTGATCTCATTGAAATTTTTGGGCAGAGAGCCGGACCCGGAATGGCTGCATTGATCGGGGTTGGCTCAGAAGCGATTGCTGAATTCACAGGGGAGTTAGAAAAGGCAGAAGGAACAACTGAGAGGATCAAGAATATCCAGTTGAAGGGTCTTGCCGGAGCCATGATTACTCTGAAGAGTGCCATGGAAGGAGCCTCCCTCTCCATCGGTCAAGCTCTTGCTCCTGTGGTCATCAAGATTGCCGGGTACCTCAGAGAGGCAGCAATCATGGTTGCCAATCTTGCCAAATGGTTTAAGACTCTCCCACAACCAATACAGAGTTTCACGATTGGTCTTGTAGCGGCAGCGGCGGCTCTTGGCCCAATGATGTTCCTCTTTGGCGCATTCCTCAATCAGATTGCAGGGTTGAGCTTGTTGGGTCCAACTCTCTTGAAAGCAGGAGGATACTTCGTAAAGTTCGGGAAACATTTCAAGAGCATGGGAGGAGTTCTCAAAGCCGTCAACATCGGGAAGGTATTCAAGGCGATCAACAAAGCAACGGTTTCTTTCGGCAAGACTTTTATTGGAACCATGAAGGGGATTCCCGGAGCACTGAAAGCAGTTCCGGGAGCGATCAAGGGAGTTGGAGCCTCCATCCTCTCAACTGTGAAAGGTTTAGGTCCGGCTCTTGTTTCCGGAGGAGCGGCTATCAAGGGAGCGATCATGGGGATTGTCTCCTCCTTGGGAGGAATAGTCTCCAGTCTCATGGCTCCGGGAGGAATGGCAGCGGCTTTTGTCGCAGTCAAGGGAGCACTGCTCAGCTTTGGTGCTGCCATCCTAGCAATCGGTTGGCCAATTGCTGTTATCGCAGCGGCAGTTATTGCCTTGGGCGCGGCGGCATATGTCATGTACAAGCATTGGGAGGATGTCAAAGCCGTGATGATTGGGCTTTGGACAGACCTCTCAAATTTTATCCGGAAAGCAGCGGGGAAAATCTGGAAATGGATTGAGGGAGCCATTGGGGGAGAGGCGGCAAGCTGGATCAAAAAGATCTGGACAGGCATCTCCAACTTCCTCAAGAAAGCTTGGGGCAAGATCCTTGATGTTTTCCAAAATGGTCTCAAGACTATTGTGAAATATGCAGCTTTGGCGGCTCATGCTCTCGGGATGGAAAACACTGCCAAGGCTCTCGATACTTGGCACGATAAACTTACCTCTGCTCGGGAGGAAGTTGAAGACCTTGCAGACTCCACGGAGGATCTGAGCCGGGAACTTGATGACCAAAATGATGCCCTTGATGATAATGCCGAGGGTTGGGAGATGTCTGAGGAGGCAATGGAGGCTTACCTCAAACAGCTTGAGGTAGTGAACAAGGCGATTGAGGACGGGGACAAAATCCTCAAAAGTATTCCGGATAGTATCCAAGACATCCTCAATGCAACCCGGCAGAGTGGCTTACCAAAAGAGTGGCAAGACATTGACAAAGCAATTGCGGATGCCAAGAAAAAGATGGATGAGTTTGCTCAAGCAAACTTTGACCTTGGGAGCAAGATCACTCCTCAACTTCAGGAGATGGAGAAGGAAATCCGGAACCTTGAGCAAGCGGCTGACGAGTTCAAAGAGGCGGACCTTGCCAAGACCTTCAATGAGATTCAAACTAACTCTCTCAAAGCATCCGGGAGCATTGCAGACATAGGGAAGGAGTTCACCTTCCTCACTGAGCAAACCAAAGTCTTCCTTGACTCTGCCGGAGAAGGCTTCAAAAAAGTTGATGCTGCCATGGAGGGGCTTGGGGCAACAGCGGACCATGTGCTTGAAAAGCAGATGGCGGATACAAAGCAATGGCTCTCCGATATTGAGGATGGTTGGAAGAGGGGAGAGGCTTCTCTCAATGACTACACAAGATCCGTTAATTCCTCCTTTACCAAACAGATTGAACTAGCACAAAGACTCGGCAAGGACACAACGGAAATTGAGAAAGCTTGGGATGCAGCCAACATTGCGATAGTTGACGCGGGAGGGAATCTCAGCATCCTCTCAGTGGAAGCCAAGAAGGGGACTCAGGAGTTGGGGTTCATGGCCAAGCAGGTTTCCACGGTCATCACAGATCTGTCTCAAGGAATCTCGGATGCCATCCTTGAGGGGGAAAATTTCGGAGAAATTTTCGTGAATACTTTCCGGAGTGTTGGGGAAGCCATCATCCGATACGCGGTTGAGACCATGACAGACTTCCTCCTCACTGCGATTGTTGACGTTGAGAAAGCAACCCTCCAACTAGGCAAGGCTTTTGATAATGTGTTCGGCGGATTGGGAGATGTGCTTGGAGGAGGAGGAGGCAAAGGTCTTGGAGCAGGTCTTGGAGGCATGAAGGGTCTTGGAGGAATTGCCGGGGGACTCACTGGATTGGTTGGGGCAATCGGAGCAATCGGCTCTATGATCTCCGGCATCATCGGGAATTTGCAGAATGTTCAGATGGAAAAGACCCTCAACGCGATTGAGGAGAATACTCGGTACATCAAGATCTGGACTGGAGAATCTGAGTGGAGCGTCCGCAACAACACAGGCAAGACGCGGGAGGGTATCGGGTACGTCAACGCATCCTTAGATGACATCAAAGTAACTCTCTGGGAGATGCGTGACTTATTCAAAGTGGCAGCGGCGGCTTTAGTCACGGGCAATGAGATCTCTGAGCAAAAGCTCCAAGAGGTTCTCGACTCCATGAGCAAGTCCGTGGCAGCGGAGGTCAAGACGGAGGAGGCAGTCAATAAGCTGGGAGACAAGCAGGAGGAAACAACCACTGCAACCAAGAGTCTGTCTTCCACCGTCAACCGTACAACCTCCGCTGTGAAGTCCGGATCTGATGATATTACTCAAGCAGTTGTTGAGCAGATCAATGAGACTCGAAAACTTTCCCGGAGCATTGATGACTGGGGTAGTGTGCTCAGTGAGGTTGGCTATGAACTCAATCAGGTTGGAATCGCAGTTCAGAAAACAGCAACAGGAATAAGCTCCATGCTCGGCTTGGGGTTTGGTGGCTTCGGAGGAGGAGGAGTAACACAGACTCCAAGTACTCCAGTTGAGATCAAGCAATTGTTCTACCTTCGGAATCTCAAGATGTTGGATATCCCCATGTCTGACATCACTGATGCTCTCAGGGGTATCTATAAAGAGATCAAGAAAGCGGTCAAGTTTGCAGACTCTTCCGAGGAGGAACTGAGGAGTATTGAAAAGACCACCGATCACATTGAGAATGTCACTGAAGACTTAAACCGGGAGCAGGCACAGACAACCCGAGAGATCACCAACTCAGGAGATAACATCACAAGAGGTCTCACTGAGAACACAAGGGCAACTGTTCAGAGTGGGCAGTCCTTGGGGGCAACCATGGGCGCGGTCTCAGCTTCTTTCAACACTGGAATGACAGGTCTTGGGGTAACCATCAGTAAGAGCATGGATTCTGTTAGCAAGACTGTTGCCGGAGCAGTGACAACGGTTGGGCAGATTAGCTCTGTCTATGTCCCCAATGCATCAGGCATCAATCCTCCTCCTCCCCTACTCGCAACAACAGGAGGAGGACAAGGCAAAGTATCTCCCGGCATTTCCAAAGTGAATTCTTCACCGGCGGATTTTGTTGGCATCAATGCACAGAGAATCTACGGAAAAAAGAGCATAGTTTTGAACGTGGAATATAACAACGGAGATGCCCGGACCATCGCAAATGAAATGGTTGGGGAGTGGAGAAGGTCCGGAGTCGATATCTGAGACCGATCATTACACAAGGAGCTTAAAACCATGGCAACATTTCTCTATGACTTGGGCAGGAATGCCTATCTCACAAAACTTCTCGATTGGGAGACGGATGATGTAAGACCTTGCTTGGTCGATCATGCGGACTATACCCCGGCACAGGACACGGATGAATTCCTCCAAGACATCGGAGCCCCTGCAAGAGTCGCGGTGGGCGGCGCTTCCATCGCTAACAAGGATGCAACTGCCGGAGTCGCAGACGGGGATGATTATGTCCTCTCCACTGTGAGCGGGGATGAGTTTGAGGCAATCGTTCTGTACCTCCACACCGGGTCCGATGCAACGGGGCGGCTCATTTGCCATATCGACAATTACACAGGACTTCCGGGTACTCCCAACGGCGGAGACATCACAATCGCTTGGCCCAACGATTCCAACAAAATCTTCAAGCTCTGAGGAGGAGGAGGAAATCTGGGAGCTATTAGAGACCCCGGAAAGAAGGAAGGTGAAACCATGGCAGGGCGCTTACATTTTGCAGACGGGTTTGACTACGCGGATGAACTTGAATTCATGAATTACTACCGGAAATTCTCCGGTAGTTCTAATTCCGGAACGGGTGTCTACCATGTCAATTCAGGGGCGTATTTAACAGATGGGGGAATCCTTCAACCAGTCTATCCTTACCACTTCACAGCGGCTCCGGGAGCCGTTCCAGCAACAGGTCCGGATTTCATTTGGGGCGAATGTGTGAGTTGGAAGAGACCTAGCAAAGCTTTTATGGTGATGGAGTTCCGATATGCCGATGTGGAGGAAATCTCGGTTGAATGCGATGTTGACGGCTACCTGCTAGTCAAACGTGGTTCGACGCTTCTTGCAACTTCAACGAATCCCTACAATGTGGACGACGGGTGGCATTACATAGTTTTCAAATGCACTTTGCACAGTTCTGCTGGAAGCTTTGAACTCTATGTAGACCATTCCCTTGAGTGCTCGGGAAGTGGGGTCAACACGTCTTTGAATGGTGCGCTAAGCATAAACGGGTATCGGATGGGATACCCTTGGCAAAATCGCTGTCATCAGATCTGGTTTGCGGATACGGGCGCAGTTCCAACCGCTGATTGGGTTGTTCAAAGTCTCTATGTAGTTGGCGACGGGAACCATTCGGATTTCACACCTTCGGCGGGTGCTAACTGGGAGAACGTTGATGAGGCGGATTTTGATTTAGATGGAACCTTCAACGAATCTGGAGTGGTGACAGACCGCGACTCATACATCCATGCAAATCCCAGCTTGGCAATCACGGGAGACATTGAAGGAGTTACGCTTCACCACTACGTTAGAAACATTGGTCCCGGCTCGCGGGCGGTTGATCCTTTCCTTCGGCAGACAGGGGCAAACTACGATCTGGCTCCCTACAATCCGGCTATCTTGTCGTATTATCAGACAGAGATCATAGTGATCCCAAACTCTCCTGAAACTGCAACGAATTTCACACCAACCGAGATAGACGACCTTGAATCTGGACTTTTGATCTCCGCATAGTTTCCGGAAATGTACTATGGCTGATGAAGTAAGAATAACGAAAGTCAAAGCATCCGCTGTTCACTACCTTGACAATGCGGAGGGTGTGACAAGAGTCACCAAAGTCAAAGCCTCCGTTGTCTCCTATCAAGTCTTTGATCCCGCCGTTGCCGTCACCAAGATAAAAGCATCTGTCGTTTACTACAACGTCACTGAAGTTCCTCTTGTAGGTTCCTCCGGCATCCCAAGTGAGGAAGCCTTTGGAGCGGATGGGGCAATCAGTATTGAAATTCGGATGCAGGGAGTAACAGGCATCCCATCAGAGGAAGCCTTTGGGGCTGATGGTCTTGTTTATCAGCAACTTCTTGATGGAAGATTATCCGGAGGAATTACATCAGAGGAAGCCTTTGGGGCTGATGGTCTTGTCCAAGGATCAATCCTCGGCTTACTAGGCATCCCATCAGAGGAAGCCTTTGGAACCTATGGATACGTTTACCAAAGCCTAATTGGCATAGATGGAGATGCAGGTATTCCAAGTGAGGAAGCCTTTGGGTCCGGGGGAGTTGTCACTGCCGGGTTGATCGGAGTCACAGGGATACCCTCAGAAGAGGCATTCGGGGCTGGTGGCAGCATTCTTGCGGGTATCTTGGGGCTTACAGGCATCCCAAGTGAGGAAGCCTTTGGAGCGGACGGGATCATCACTGGACCAATCACAGGTTCCTCCGGCATCCCATCAGAGGAAGCCTTTGGACTAGGAGGAGGAGTCTCCGCATATATTGGCGGGGTCAAGGGCATCCCATCCCAAGAACAATTTGGAGCAGACGGTCAAATAAATTCTGTGAACATGACAGGGTTGCAGGGCATCCCTTCGGAAGAAGCTTTTGGGTTATCCGGTTCTGTGGTCATGTTTGACCGGGCATACTCCAATTTCAACTTCTACATTCAGGGACAACCTGCCGGAGATTACGTCAAGGTCAACTCTCTCAACATTCAGCGGCAACTGAACTTCCATTCAACGGCAACTTTTCAAGCTTGGTCTGAAGGAGGAATTGGGGATTGGGCTCCGGACATTGGGATGGAAGTTATCATCTATTACTTTGATGAGACTGCCGGAGAATGGGGGAGACTCTTTGCAGGAGGAATTGAAAGCTTTCAAACAAAGAAGACTGTTGGTGATGATTCCGCTGTCCATGTGGACTATACCATCACATGTGTTGACAAGGGCAAGGCTCTGAGCCGGAGACTCATCAATTTTCAGTATTCAGCAGATGGCTTTGGGGATCTGCATTCCATCATGACGGATATCTCTGATAGGTTCCTCCTCCCGGAGGGGCTTGAGTGGCAGAAGGATGACTCATTCAATCCGGACATGGAGGATGTAGAGTTCGCTTATGTTCCACTCAATGAGGCTCTTGACAGAATTGCCGAACTTGTTGGAGCACAGTGGCAGGTTGATTGGTACAACCGGCTCTTCCTCAATGAGAGACCCAACATCAGCGGCTCTGCTCCTTGGGCTCCGGGAGACGGGACGGAGGACGTTGATGGAGAAGTGATTCATAAAGACCGGGGCTTGTACCGGAATGTTGAATTGGTCAAGCCTGCCTCCATGACTCAGCCAACCTCCACAGGAGGAGGAACAGGAGGAGTCGGATTCTCTGCCGGGATCTATACTGAGGACTACATCTCCGGGACTGATGAATGGATTGATGCCTACCCCTATCAGAAATACTTTGATGGGTCTTTTCTAGTCCATGGCAAGTATCATGGGCGGGTCAAACAAATCATTGATGTCAAGGTCAACGGGACTCCCGTTGCTTGGTACGTCTTTGCAAACAAGGACGGCTCTCACAACTCAGCGGTTTCCGGTTGGCAGTTCCGTCAAATCGAAGAAGGATACATGCAATTTATCGGGGACGTTTCCAACCCCGGATGGTCTCCGGTTGCTCCGGGAGGAACTCTATCAATCACGTTTGAGGTTGAGGACTCCTTGCCTCAGATTGTAATTGTTGACCCGGACACTCAGGAGGAACATAATGATGGACTGGAGAACACTGCTGAGATAGAAGCAAGGCGAGCAATTGAAGGAGGAACGGGGCGGTATGAAGCTCTTGATGAACTTCAGAACGTAACAGACCCTCAGACTCTCTATGAGTATATGGAGCAAACTCTTGCCCGGTTCTCTGTGATGGGGCGGGAGTACTCTTTCCATACCCTCCGGCACGGGTTGGAGATCGGGCAGGAGATGACGGTTGACAGGCCGGACCTTGGACTTGACAATTTCACGGGTGTTATTGAGTCCATGTCCATCCGGGAGCAGGACAAGACCACTCTCCATTACTCCATCAAGCTCAGCAACAAAATTCAACAACGGGATGCCTTGGCAGCAATGCACAGGCTGATTAAAAAGCTCCGGAAAAGTTCTGTCCAGAACACTGCCTTTGCAACCTTTGTTTTGGCACAGGACATGCCTCCTCTTACCAACCCCGGACTCCTTGTTGGTACTGCCGTCACCAATCCATTCATCGTCAAAGGATCTTGGACTCTCAAGGAAGCCTCCATCTTGTTTGATGTTCCTCCTGTTGGGGCGGACATCATCATCAACATAAAAATCAATGGAGTGTCGATCTTCCCATCCGGGACTTACCTCACATTCCCTGAGGGCTCCTCCGATGTTGCATCAACTTCTAACTTCCGGTTGTTCCCAATGACCATGCAAGACGGGGATGTTGTCCGGATTGATGTGATACAGACCGGCACGTCAACCCTTGGCAAGAATGGCACAGTGTCTCTCTTCGGGATCTCAGTATGAGCCTTCTGTTCATGGCAGGATTTGATAATGCCCACAGTGCTCCATACCGGGGAAGGCTTCCAGAATTCTCCGGCTTCGGTTCTGGGAGTGCAACAGATGCTCTTGCTAGTCAAGCCCAACCCGCCTTTGGTGGGCGGTCTCATGAGTGGATGAATACTGGTTTTGGGCGGGCGGCAGAGATGCTCGTCAAAGATGGAGTATCAGGAGATATTATTGTTGGGCATCACTTCTCTGCTCCGGGGTACAGTGGAGCACAGAACTTTGCAGAGGGCGGATTCCTCCGGTTTTCCTCTGGCCCATCAACATACAATCTCATGCTCCATTGCACAGGGGAGCAATCAGACCCCGGAGACCCCTATCACGCTTATCCTCACAGGCTCATTTGGTACTATGATCCGGCAACCGGGGGCAACTGGGAAGGAGGAGTTGGTCCCATGTATGACTATTATTGGGACTATGGTGAGTGGGGATACTTGGAGCACAAAATTTCCTCCTCCGGCTTGCAGATGAAACGGGATGGGTCAACCGTTCTGAGCGGACCCGGTAGAACAGTTTCCAGAGTTGAGTCCAGATATCAGAACTTTGGTTTTGAGAAGCTTCGGACAGACAACCTCTATGTCCTCGATACAGGAGGAGGATTCAATAATGATTTTCTTGGGGAGTGCCGGGTAATAACTCTTTGGGGGACGTACTATGGGAGCCCTAACAACATGACTCCCTCTCACTCATCAGCGCCAGTATTTGTAGAACCTTGGAACAGCTTCCCAGCAGATCATCATTCCCGATTCATTGCAGATACTGTTACCCAAGGAACCTTGAGATGGTTGGTTGGATCTGGAGGGCAATCAGAATGGTTGAGCCTTGATATCCCTTATGCTTTTGGGGAGTCCATCAGGGGCATCCAAGTCTCAACATACTGGAAGGGGAATGGCAACGGAGACGGGACAGGGACGCAAGGGGTCAAGGTTGATGGGCTTATTTACTATCCCTCTGTTTATTCTTATGCCAACATCTTGGATGATGGGGCTTGGCATGGATCAGCAAGCATGTTTGAACTCAATCCAAAGACTAGTGTTCCTTGGACTTGGGAGGACATTTTTGCACTTCAGATTGGAGCGGTCTCAGCAACCGGAGAAAACAGGCTTTACCACATGTCTTGTGAAATTCTAGTCTCAGGGGCGGACAGTGCGGCTTCCCTCTACCAAGCCCGATAATTACTAATAGGAGAGTGCTCTCTTGGATGACTTGAAGGAGAAACTGGACAAAGTGGCAGAACAACTAATGCATCCGCAACCCGTCGCGGATTGGGCGGAATACTCCCGGCTTGTCCTTGCCGAATTGGAGAGACACTCCCAACTGTTGAGAGATGTATCAACGGATGTTGCCGCATTGGCAGTCAAGCTTGCCAAGTTTGCTTCTCATGAAGAGGACATTAAATCCTTGGAGGAGGAAAACAAAAAGCTCCGGGAGAGAATTGCAGTGGTGGAAACCAAAGCAATCATGTATGGGGCAATGTCCGGAGCGGTCATCAGCAGTATTGGCGGCATTCTGTTTCATTTCATTACCAAGTGATTGAAAGATCGAAGGAGGAACCCATGCGGCTCCTAGTGTTGTTTGTTTTGGCAAGCATGATGTTTGCCCAACCTCTCCCTCAGGCCAACGTGCTAACTCCGGGTACTGAGCAAACCGTTTTTGATGTCACTGCCTCTGTCTCCCTCATGCCCCTTGAGGCATGGAAGTCAACCATGGTCGGAAAGCCCAAGGGACTTGCACTCTATGAGGTTCTAACTTGCAACCATGCTCCGAACAAAACGATCAAGGTTCAAGGAGGAAGAGTTCTATACTCCATTCGCGGAGGAGTTATTCCTATCAATAGTGCTCTTGCCATCATCTCCGCTGGAAAGGCCAAGCGGAATTCAACCTTGTGGAAGATCATGAAGGTAACAGAGTGGGCGGCATGGGGAGCAACCTTCCTCTTCACATCCGGAGCAATCTCGATTGATGCCTCTGCCGTCATTGCCCCAATTGTCGCCTCCGGCTCAGCCAAACTTGCAAATGAATTCAGAGGGCAAGGCATCAACGAACCTCTCCTCCGGGAAATTCTACTTGAAGAGAGGGAGACCTTTGTACTTGAGCCAAAGACTTGCTCTGCCCAAATTATCCTTGGGCAGTACAAAGGGCAACTGACATCTTTCACTGTTCCAGTACAGTGAGGAAAGAGGAACTTTTTATGGACCCCAATCTTGGAGACTCGGTTGTGATCGCAGCAATCATGAGTTGGCTTATTCAAGCTCTGAAAGGGAGCCCTGCCAAGGGGTTGACATGGATCTCCAAAGCCAACCCAAATATTATCCGGATCTTTTCCTCCCTGCTTGCGGCTCTCACGGCAGCGGGCATGACATGGGATCTGGAGGGAGGAACATTGACCATCACAGGCTTGACCGCTGCAAACGTGGTTGCCTTTGGTTGGGCAGTGGGCAAACAGTACGTTTTCCAAGAGGGTTCTTTCCGCCTCATGTTCAAGCCTAAGGGGTAAGCTCTGAGGGGCTCCTCTTCCTCAGACGGCTCATTCCATGTCTGAACCCGGAGCAATTGGACAGAGGGGCGGATTTGGCTTGCATTCAGTATCTGAGGTCTGTTAAGATCCTTCAAACGCCAAAAGGTTCTTCCATGAACCAAGGGGGAAGTCAACGGAAAGTGACTTCCCCTCCTCAGAATGATTTGCTTTTCTCCGTGAGTCCGGGCAAGTTCCCTCCAACTTGCCAAACACAAGACTTGCCCGGACAAGAAGAAGCCCGGTTCGGATTCCACATCCGACCGGGCTTTCTCATTCCGTCTATCTATTTTTCAGGGAGGAGAGGAGGGAGACTGGCATTGCCTCCCTCCGGAGGCAGTCCGGCAAACCTGTTTGAGGCAGTCAAACCCAACCCTTGCTGAAAGGTCCGGTTTGCCGGAGGAGGAGGGGAGCGGCAAAACAACCCTCCTCACATCTCGATACTACTGGAGACTAACTCGATTGTCAATAGGGGGAATCAGCATGAGAACTGCCGAGGAGACCGCTGCTTGCTGTTCCTATGTCCTCCTCCATTTGGTTCCTTTCGGAAGACTCCCATGCTGCAAGAGAAGTTTGGGAGGGTTATCATCTCAGAGCAATGAGGCTCCTCCGGGAGGAGGAATGCATGGACTCGTTTGATGCGGGGATGGTCAACACTCCGGGGCTTGGCAATGATGACTCCGCATCTGCCGGACTTGCCCTTGGTCCCAACGGAACTCCAGAGCCCGCAATCCCGGCAACTTGGATTTACCGGACGGGAATGATACTCCTCTTTGATTCTTTCCTGAGTGGTATTTGGTTCTCCGCTCTTGGGATAAGAGACTACTCCTCTTTCAAAGAGGTTGCCCCATCCGTCTCCAATGACAAAGACATGTGTCTTGGTAGTCCATCCAACAATGCCGGGAAGATCCTTGGCAAAGCAGGGTTGGCCTTTTCTAATTGGTGCCATCATGATTACTTGTTCAACTCCTCTATATGAGATTGTACGGATTTCCAGTGCTTGACGATTTGCCGGAGAGAGTTCTTCCCCTTTTCCTGCTTGGCAACCGCTCTCTCCCAGAGGTCATCATCCCGGAGGTTGAGTATATGGGACTTGACTATCCGGATAATTTCAGACGGGTCCAGAGCATCCAACTCCCATGAGGAGTCCCCGTATTCATCAATGTATTTTTTGGCTCTGGAGTCCGTGAGCTTGGCCGGAGCGGGAGGAAGATTAAGCCGGGTAATCTGCGGCATGTTGAGAGCAACTCTCCGGACCTTCATTTTCTCTCTGCCTCCGGGGACTTCCTCCTCAATAAACATTCTGAGGCGGGAGATGATGTCCCGGCTCATGTCAATGCCGGAGGGGTCATGGTCTCCAAGATGGATGATGTAACAGGTTTTCCCCTGCTCAATTCTCCTGCTCATCCTTCTTCCAGCTTTCCAAACCTCTGTGATGGAAGTATATCCCCGGCAGGAAAAATAGGGGATGTCATGCTCGGGACAGATATGCTCAAGGACTCCAAGCAGCGCATCTTTTTCAATCCAAACCTCAACATAGTTTGGCTGATGTTTCCAGAGTTCCATGGAGAACTGCCGGGAGGCAGCTTCAACCGTTTCTGCCGGGTGCTTCCAGTGAGTTTTGCCTCTGAGGTTCCGGGTTCGGTCTTCCATGTGGTTCCAATCAACCCTCCCAGCAAGACGGGCATCTGCCATGATGTCCCCAAGTCTCTTGTACCATTTCTGCTCATTGGGGAGCCAACCTTTGCCCACAAATTGATAGTACAGTTGCCGGAGAGAAGACGTGAAACCCCTTGCATAGAAGTCCTCAAGGATCTCATTGGCAAGCAGGATTATCTTCTCATGCGTTGGGTTGAATTTCTTGGAGACATAGCAAGTCTTAGGCATCAGTTCCTCCTAGTATACCTATACTCTCTCTTGAGGACACACAGACCTATTATTGATTGGAGGAGCTTGGCCTTGGCTCTTTCCAATCTAAGGCGCGTCAACGGACTCTTTACCTGTGTATCCTCCAGAGAGAGCATAACCAAAGCTCCTCCTGATTCCTACCACTGCTCTCCTTCCCCAAGGAAGACTTCCTCTGTCCCGGACTTCAGGCAATGAATCACGGGGAAAGTGATAACTGCCAAGGGCTGAGTTGCCCGGTAAGGATTGAACTCCGGATAGGAGATTGTTGCCTCCTCCGGATAGGAGATGATGCCGGGAAACATAGAATGGAGTTTCCTCCATGCTGCCTTGATGAGAATAGTATCTGTTTTGTCATGTGCCATGATGTCCGTCTCCTTGATTTCTATATTCTCATAAGTTCCTCCTCCTGTCAAGACTTATTCCGGATTATTTTGAGAAAGTTTGGCAACATAAATGTTTTAGGAAGTTGGGAGGAGGAGGCAGAAAGGGGTATAGTAGAAGAGACATGGAGGAGATTACAGCAAGAGTCGGCAATCGAGCAACCGTCATTGAGTATCCATACCCGGACGGCATCAAGGAGTTCTTCCAGTTCAAACCCAAGGGGTACCACTTCTCTCCCAAGTATAAGCTTGGGGTCTGGGATGGGACTATCAACATGATGAAGGGGAGCCGGGTTGGTACCGGGCTCTTCTTAGCATTCCGCAAAGAGATTGAGGCGGACCTCAACATCAAGTTCCAGATCATTGACAAGCGGGTCCGTCCTAAGTTCCTCCGGCTTGAATCCATCAGCCTCCCTCCGGACTTTGAATGGATGGAACACCAACACGAATGTATCAGGAGGATGATGAAATTCTCCGGGCATGGAGGAATCATCCTCAATGCAACTGGAACGGGTAAGACAGTCACTGCCGGAGGGTACTTCAAATGTCTCAGAGGAGGAGGAGTCTTCTTCGTTGATGAGTTGACTCTCCTGCAACAGGCTCATGATGAATTGGAACTCCTGCTTGAGGAAGATGTTGGTATCGTGGGAGGAGGAGTCTTCAACCCTCAGAGGATTACCGTTGCCACTCTTCAAACTGCTCATCTACACAGGCTCAAAAAGGATTTTCTGGGATGGTTCCGGACTATCAACGTTGCTCTCTTTGACGAGTTGCATCTGTGCATCAACAACCGGACCAAGGATCTCATCCAAGCGATCAAGCCGGAGGCTTGCTTCGGTCTCACGGCAACGCTCCGTCTCTCGGATGACCAAGTAAGGATGAACGCTTACAACCTCTGTGGAAAAGAGGTTTATCAATACCCCTATCGGGAAGCGGTTGATGATGACAACCTCTGTCCGGGAGTGGTGGTTGGGTTGGACATCCTCCGGACATTCAAAGCAGAGGATTACGCGGATTCTTATGACACAAGAATTGTGAGGAGCAAAACTAGAAACCAGTTGCTTGAGGATGTGGTTCGGGAGGGCATCAAGAGAGGCAAAAAGATCCTCCTCCTAGTTGACCGTCCTTGGCATGTTGAATTGCTGAGCAAAAGGTTTGCCGACATTGACCATGAGAAGGCTCATGGAAAGATTGCAAAGAAGCGGAGACTTGCTGCCAAGGAGCGGATGGAACATGGAGATCTTCAACTCATCATTGCCAATACCGTATTCAAAAAGGGCATCAACATCAAAGCCTGTGATGTTGTGATCGACGGAGCCTCCATGCTCTCAGGAGAGGACTCAGTACAGAAGCTTGGACGGGCGGCAAGAAAGAACCCCGGCAAGCTTGGGTTCATTTATTTTGACGTTGGGGACAAGCGCAAAGGGAGCATAGGAGGAAACGTGTTCAGAAAGTCAACTCTGAGCAGGAGACGGGCATTGACCAAGCTTGGGCTCCCCATCCTCACATTCACCAATGACAAAGACATTTCTTGGATGTATGACAAGGCTGAGAAAAAGCTTGCCCAAGTTGCTTCAATCGGGTTGCACAATTGATTCCTCCTCCTCCGGGGAAGGGGGAAAGAACCCTTTCTTTTTGGATATACCCTATAGGGGTATATCTTTTTCTTTGGGTGAATGGGGGATGGAGTGATAAGTACCGTTAGGTACGTTGAAGAAATACGAAGTATTACTTCCTAGAAAAATTCTGTTCATCCTGTTGGTAGCAAACCTCTCTTGCACTACTGCAAACAAACCCTCAGAAGTTCCTCCGGACACTCCGCAAGCGGAGATGCCCGAAGAGTCCTCCGCAAGCTCCGGACTCCAAGCCTCCGGCTTTTTCCTCCTCCAAGAGTAATTTGTCTGAAAATAGAAATCCGGATAAAGAATTGACTTCAAATTTATTGTTGACACTGTTGTTTAACCTGTGTCATGATGGCGCTTGCTGAGAGGTTGTCTTCAAGGCAACCCCACTGAGAGGCAGAGTTCATGGAGATCTTGCAACACTTTCCGGCAAGTGTCCGTTCACAAGTCAAAGCACGGCTGAGACTTGCGGACTATGCTGCTTTGCAATTCTCCGTTGAGTTTGAGCAAGTGGTCAAAGCCCTATACCCCAACCGGCGGCTCTTTCTGGACATCTCTGCTGATAGTAAACTCCGGCTCCTCCAACTGAAAGCTATGGTTCTACGGTTCCGGATTCCTCTCTCTGAGGTCTTAGAGATCCTCTTTGCACGATATGGCAAGGGACGCAAGACTGGACTCCCGGCTCCCATTCTTACTCTTACAGGACAGGCAGCTTGGACTCACATTCAGGAAACCGTTTCCACACGATATCCACAGGGAGAGAATCAAACAGCATGGAAAGTTCAACAGCAAGCGGCAATCAAACTATTAGAAGACCCGAGCAGCTTTCATTCAATTTCTGCTTACCAACTCCATCTGAAGTGTCAACGGAGAAAGCGGGCAGCAATCAAATCAAGAAGCCTCCGGAGACGGTACCGCAACAACCCTTGGACATAGTTCCTCCTCAGGGGTTGTGCCATGGCAGGGCATAACTACGTTGAGGATGAGGGGTTCCAAAATGCTCTTGTCACCTTGCTTCTTCGGGATGCTTCTTTCCTCCAACAATATTCTCATCTCCTGAAGCCGGAGGACTTCAAGCCGAGGGGCGGCTCCGATGAAGACCGGAACCGTTGGCTCACTGCCACCAAAGCTCTTCAACATTGGGAGCAGTTCCATACTCCGATTGGTGACATGATTACTGCTGAGTTGGCATCCCATGGCGGGGAAGCAAAGCTTGGGGACAGGAGAATCAAACTCCTCAGGGACTACGCCAAAGGCAGACTCACCAAACGAGTCACAGTCCCATTGATTGAAGAGCGGCTCCTCGATTGGAAAAAGCAGGTTCTCCGGATGGGAGCCATGGAGGAGATGATTCAGCTTGAGGGCTCTGGGGAGATGACTGATGAGAAGTTCTTGGAACTGTGCCGGGATGCAGTTCGATTGGACAATGATCTCCTCATCAAAGCCAAGGACTACTATGAGGAGCTTGAAGACCGCATAGCTCGGCGGGAAATTGCCGGGGATGAATATGAACGCTTCCCAGCTTTGATGATTGATCCTCTTGACCAACTTGTCCGGGCAATCAGCCGAGGACATCTTGGCTTGGTTATTGCTCCATGGAAAAGAGGGAAGAGCCTCCTCCTCCTCTGGATCGCTATTGCCTACACTCTCCAACGGCTCAATGTTCTGTACATCACCTTGGAGGACAAGATGGATGATGTAGAGGACAGGCTTGATGCTTGCGCAGCACAGATGCCTATTACTTCTCTAGGCAGCAGACCCCGCCTCCTCCGAAAACGCTTCAAGCAGTTTGTTCGGATTCCGAGGGGCAAGCTCAAGATCATTGATGCAACGGAGCGGAGTCTAAGTGTTGCCAAGATAGAGGAACTCTTTGAGGCTGAGAGGGAGCTTGGGTTTGTTCCTGATTGCGTCATCATTGATTACGATGATGAGATCAAAGCCAAGAAGAAGCATGATGAGCGGCGGTTTGAGTTTGCTGAAATCTATCGAGACCTAAGGCGGTTCTGCGCCAAACAAAATATCCTCCTGTGGACGGCGGCTCAGACCAAGAGAAACACAGAAGACCTCAAGATTCTTACTGGAGATGACTTGGCAGAGGACATCTCCAAAATTCGCAAAGTCAATTTTGCTCTGACCATGGGCAAGGGGGAATGGGGAGAGGATTCCATTTACCTCCATGTCGCGGCTCACAAGCATGACAAACAGCATGTTGGCTGCAACATCATGAGCAACAAAGATGAAATGACGATTTATGAACGGGACTTGACCATCGCCAAGATGAAACAACAGATCCTCAAAGAATATCAAATGGAACAAGATGGGGAAGTTCCTCCTAAGAAACGGAAGAGGAAACGGGCGGCATGACTTTTGAAACGGCAGTTGCTCAACGTGATATCAGAGTCAGGAAGAACTCCGCAAAGCCGGGGCAGTATCAACTCTGTTGTCCGTTCTGTGGGGATAGTAAATTCCGACTCGGAATCAACATCAACTTGGGCAAAGCTCATTGCTTCAAGTGCGGATGGGGGAGACAGTCCAACGCGGTCTCCGCATTTTTCCAAAAACTCAAGGTTGAAGTTCCGGACCTCATTGATGTTGAAGCACAGGAGGAGGAGAAACCTCCCGAGATTCCCCATTTGCCAGAGGACTTCTACTCCCTCTCCTCAGTGAGTCCAACAGACGGGATCTGTTTTGATCCTAAACGATACCTTGTCAAGCGGGGAGTCTGCCCAAACCAGATCATCAGGAAGAAATTTGGGGCTTGTCTCACTGGTAGATTTGCCTATCGGATTGTTGTACCTGTCCTTTATAAGCGGCAACTCAAAGGGGTTGTCTGCCGGGACTGGACAGGGGAGCAAGATCCAAAGTACTTGAACTCCTCAGGGGAGAGGAGCATGTACAACCTTTTGCCCAAGAATGGTCATAAGAGCCCGCTCAACCTATCGGAGGGAGTGTTCAAGGCTTTGGCACTGGAGAAGACCCTTGGAGGGTACTCAGCGGCTCTCCTTGGGCATGATATCACTGATGCGCAAGTTGAACAGATAGTTGAACAGGGACACAAAGAGGTTGTACTATGGCCGGACCCGGACAAAGTTGGAGTTCTTGGTATGGTCGGAGTCGCGGAGAAGCTCATTCAAGAAAAGATCCGGACAAAGATTGTATACCCTTTCCCCTCCGCTGATGCGGATGAGATGGAGGAGGAGGAAATTTGGGACTGTTGGGAGAATCGGCTCAAGCCCTTCAATGCAATGATGAGCCTGTTGATGAAGCACAAAGCCAACTGTTTCTAGTTGGACTAAAGGGATAGGAGAAAAACTTCCATGAGGGAAGCAAGAGACACTCTGTTGGTTGATGCAAAGAATCTGATATACAGAGCACACTTTAGCCATAAGGGCTTGACGGGAACTGATGGCTTTCCAACCTCCGCACTGTTCGGCGGACCTAACATGCTTCTTGATGTTCTCAAGAAGACCAAATACCCGGATGTAATTATCTGCTGGGATGGGGATATCCCCATTCCTGAAGTGGGACTGCCGGGACGGACTCCTCAGACATGGCGGCATCAGTTCTTTGCAGACTACAAGGGGAATCGGAAACCCAATGATGACCATAGAAATGCAATCATGCAAGCTCCTCAGCTTTCAGAGATGTTTCATTGGTTTGGGTTCCAGCAGATTGGTTGCCCAACGATTGAAGCGGATGACCTGATAGGGATGCTCACTCCCATGCTTCACAGGAGGAAGTTCAACAAGCGAGTATACATCTTCTCAAATGACAAAGACCTCCTCCAAGTGGCGACGGACCCAAGAACATATTGCGTCATCCCGGACAGGAAAAAAGGAGGAAATCTCTACCTTGATCGGGATGATATCGTTGAGCGGTATGGGATGACTCCGGATCAAGTTTGCTTGACGAAAGCTCTTGCAGGAGATAGCTCAGACAATTACAAGGGCTTGCACATGGTTGGGCCTGTGAAGGCTCTTGCCTACATCTCCAGAGGGGTCAACCCGGCTTTCAAGTACTTCAGGAGCCATCCCAAGTCAGTTCAGGAGGAGTTTCCTTTTTTGGAGGAGGAATGGAATACAGTCCATACCTGCTATCTCTTGGCAAAGATTCCCACAACATCCAAGTATCCATACTTCTTGCCGGGGTTTGGTGTCATGGCTCAGGCTAGGATGGTAGATGTTGTCCGCAACCGGAGACGGCGGATGAGTCAGAAGAATTACAACATCAGGAAGCGAAAATTTGAGCGGCTCTGTGTCACTCATGGAATGAAGATGCTATTGGCCCGGAGGAATGAACTCTTCCGGGGTATTGAGATTGAAGGATAGAGGAGCATGGGAGCCATGCTGATTGATCTTGAGCAGTACACAGGTCTCATTGTCCAACTGAGCCTCAGGTATTACCGCAAGGTACCTCCAACGTGCAAGAGATACCTTGATCCGGATGACTTTGTGAGCATGGGAACATTGCGGGCTTGGCAGGTTTGCCCCAAGTGGCATAAGAGGAGGAAGATAAAATTCTCGACCTTCCTTCATACATGCTTGTCCAACTATTTCCGGGATGAGTTGGCGAAACTCTCAGCTAAGAGGCGGCTCTGCCTTGGGGAGATCGTTGACCCAACGGACACTTATCTCCCTTTCAATGCTTGGTTCGGTCCATTTGATTCTGAGAAGCGGGTACAGAAATTCCTCTTGCTTGCCTCTCCGGGATTGCTTGAGGTCTTCAATAAGTTCCTCTTCAATGCTCCGGATAAAGTCCACTGTAGGACAGTGGTCAAGGCGGTTCAACCATATCAAGAGGAGCTTGCATACCTTCGGAAGGTAACTCAGACAACGGCATCAGATTTCCGGCTCATTCTTGCTGGCAAGCCAAGATGAGAATATCGGAGAAGGACTTTTGGTTTTGTGTTGAATGTGAGGAAAGGTTCTCCTCCTTAGACGTTGCCTGCTTTGATTACTTTTTGGATGTCATGACATGCCGGGGATGCCTTGAGAGGCTTCAACAATCCCAATATAGGGCAACATGCTTTGGGAAGCTCAACAAGCCCGTGAGCGGCTTGTATGGCTTCAATTCCATGGTCTCAGCCTGCAAGAGGCTTTGCCAAGATCGGGAACTCTGTGAGATGTTTACTAACGGTGAGATGAAACGGATTGTCAGTTTGACTGAGAGAGGCAGGCTGAAAGCTCTTGCTGAGATTCAAAGCGGCAAGAGACAGCAAGCAAGACAACGGCGGATTGCCAGAGGGAATCCATTCAACAAAGGGAGCATATCCCGGAGAGTCTTTGATCGTTGCCTCAAGCCTGCCTTATGGTCTGAGGTTGCAGAGTGGTTGGTCTCCATGGATGCGGACCCCAAGTACTATCTCAAGATGCTCCGGAAGGAATTCCACGGCGGCAAGGGTTGGACCTTCCATGAATACAAAAATGGCAGGGTCAAGGTTACATTGTAGGAGGAAGTAATGGAACTAATTGCAGGAGATCTTGGAGCGGCTTTCCAGACCATCAGCATGGTCAAGGCAAAAAATTCTATCCCCGCATCCCAGACACTCAAGCTCACTCTCAATGATCGGACGCTTCGGTTGTATCTCACAGGGGACTCTGTAGCTGTTGGACATTGCCGGGTCAAGAATCCAGATGGGGAGAAGTTCCGTTGGTATGTTGACCGGAAAGCATTGGAGACGTTCCTCAAGGGGCTTGCAGCGGATGACAAAGTTTCCTTCTCTGTGCTGCAAGATCAGCGGCTCATGTTCAAAGTTGGGAGGAGGACTCTCAGGGTCGCCAATTCAGAGGCGATCAAAGGGTATGGTTTCTTCCCCGATAGGAAGGAGGATGAGTTCACCATTGGGGAAGAGACTGCAACAGACCTTCGGCTAGTCACTGAGTATGCCTGTGAAGATCCAAGGAACCCCAACCTCAACTGCATTTATTTTGGGGATGGAGTCGCATTGGCAACGGACAAGCTCAACATTGCCATGGTTCATATTCCGGACAGGATTGTTGGCCCGTATCCAACGGAGTTCTTGAAGTGGTTGCAGTATGAAGGAGTCAAACACTTCATCTCTGATGCTGGGTTCCGGGTCAAGTTCGGGGGCGGGTATGTCTACCAACCCCACAACCGGGAGGCTCAGAAGAGATTTCCCATGAGCAAGATTCTCAATGCATTTCAGGGTGCGAGTAAGTGGGAACACAACCTCACTCTCCCGGCAGACCGTTTCCTCCTTGCTTTGAAGAGTCTCCGGCAGTACGGAACGGGGGAGGGAGAGATCTCCGTCCGCTTTAGAAAAAAATCCGGACAAAGTTCCGGCTTCCTCCTGAATTGCCGAACGGCGGTACAGGCTGAGGAGGAAGTACAGATAAAGAAATCAGCGGATGGGGACTTGTCTGCTGAGTGGCTTCCAGCTTCTCTTCTGCCCTTCTTTGAATTTGCGGTATACACTGAGATCCCATTCGTTGAAGTGAGATGGAGTGAGGGTACCTCTTACTATTTCTCAGCCGGAGACCGCTTCCACTTGCTCTCTCCAAGGTTTGTTGGTGAAAGAGAGGAGAAGAGTTGAGTTGGGCAAGCATACTCTCTCCCGGAGTAGAGGTCAATAAGGCAGGGCAAGCCAAGATTCCAGCAATGACCTATGGGTACGGTTGTACTCGCTGTCCACTTGATAAGAGGACTAAAACCAAGGTCATCAACCTCCGTGAAATTACTCGGCAACGTGGCATGGTTTGGGGGATGTGTCCGGGCAGGGAGGAGAACAGCAGGGGCTTAGAGTTTGTTGGTCCGGCAGGGAAGATGCTTTGGGAGGAATTTGCAAGGATTGGTTTGAAGAGGTCAATGGTTGATGTCCAAAATATTGTCCGATGCAGACCAACTGATGCAGTGTCCGGCTTTGAGTTTGACAGAGATCCAATCAAGGAGGAAATTGCTCACTGTCAGAAATGGACAGACCGGGCTTTTGAGATCTCAGATGGAGCGGCAGAAGTCATGCTTGTCTTTGGGAAGGTGGCTCAAGACATCTTGCTTGGACAGGAAGCAAGCTCTGATGTGAATAAGGACCAAGCAGCGTATTGGTCCAATAAGTATAACTGCAAGGTTTTCAGGATGGAGCATCCCTCCTACTTTGTCCGGGGAAACTTTCCAGAGTGGAAGTTGTCGGAGTGGAGGAGGAAGTTAAAAGCAGCAAAGTTTTCCATAAACAATCCGGGGCGGTATTCCTTCCTTGAGTCCTGTGATTTCAAAGCCTATCAGAAACCCAAGTCAACCCGTTGGATGCTCCGGCAAATAAAGAAGAACCCCAAGCGGCGGGTTGCCATTGATATTGAAGCGGGTTGGGTTGACGGCAAATGGAAAATTCTGTGCATCGGTTTCTCTTGGAAGAAAGACCAAGCCCGGATGGTTGTGTTGGATCATCCGGAGAATGACGCAACAGAGGAGGAAGTTGCAGAGAACAAGAGTTTGCTCAAGAAGTTCCTAGAGTCTGACTTCCCCAAGGTGTTTCACTACGGCTCCTCAGACATTGATGAACTGAGGACGGTTGAGGGTTGGCGGGTCCGGTATGATTTTGATACAACTTATGCCTCCTTCCTCAAGCGGACCTTCCATAGGTCTCATGGTCTTGCCAACATTGCCGGGAACTTCTTCCCGGAATACGCAGACTACAAGAGCATCATCAATCCACATGTGAAATCCGGGAACTATGCGGACATCCCATTGGACATCATGACCTTGTACAATTGCGGAGACACTGCCCTCACAAAGCGGATTGAACTGGAGACTAAAGACTCAGTATCACTTCCTCTTCTCAAGCTCTATACATGGGCGGGAGTGACCTTGGACAGGATGGAGGACAGGGGTCCGGCTCTGGATCACAAGTACTTCAAGCTTGTCAAGAAGGTTGTCCCCAAACGAGCAGAAGACTTACTGCTCAAGCTCCGGCAAATGGCAGATGATCCAGAGTTCAACCCTGCATCTCCTGTCCAATGTCTTGATGTGATTTATGACAAGCTCGGGTTGCCTGTTGTAGATGAGGAGGAAGGGCGGAATACTAAGGAGGAAACTCTCAAGATCATTTCCGCTCAGTCAAAGCATCCATTCCCTCAAGACCTCTTAGACTACCGGATGTATTCCAAGATGGACTCCACGTACCTGAAAGGGTACAAAAGGTCTGCTGACATGAACGGCGGGGAACTCCGGACCAAATGGTTTCTCACAGGGGCGGTCACGGGGCGGCTTCGGAGTGGAGGAACCAAGGAGGGCTTTAAGGGGAAGGTCAATATGCAAAACCTCCACGGCAATCCCTTCCTCCAAAATCTCCTCATCTCGGATCACAATTGGCGGTTGGTTCTGGAGTGGGGAAAAAGAGGAGGAAGAATTCCGGACGAGATTTTGGATTTGGAAATCTTCCTTGCATCGGATTACTCTCAGGTTGAAATCCGGATGTTGGCAGAGGTCTCCAAGGACAAGCTCCTCTGCAAGCAGTTTCTTGACGCCTACAATTCCCCGGACCCAACGGCTCCGGCATCAGATATCCATTGCCTTGTTGGCCATGCACTCAACCCCAAGTGGTCTTTGGATTTCATTAAGAGTGACAAGAAGATCCGGACGTTCATTAAGTCTTGCCATTTCGGTTTGGTCTATGGTCTCTCAGAGAATGGTTTGTATTTCTATCTCAAGGGCATGGGAGTTGATGCAACTCCAGAGATGGCGGCAGACTTCCATCAGAAGTACTTTCAGAAGTACAAAGGGGTTGCCCGGTACATTGCGAAGATGAGAGCTTTTGGAGAAGAGCATGGGTACGTTGATACCATCTTCGGATTTCGTCGGTACATCAGTGGCAATTGGGATGAAGACCGGGAGACCTCTCCTCAAAATCAGGCAGTCAACACTCCTATCCAAGGGGCGGCTCACACAATGTTGCTTGCTGCCATGGCATTGCTCTATAAGAAGCCTCAGACATACAAGCTCCTCAAGGACATCATCATGGAAGTCCATGACTCTTTGGTTTTCAGGGTCAAGCTCAGAGATCTGCCGGAGGCATTCCAACTTTGTAGCAGGTTGATGGAGAAGGAAACCCCAAGGTTTGTTGAGAAGCTATTTGGAAAAACTCTTCATATGCCACTGTTGGCAGAGGCAACCGTTGGTTTTCGATATGGAGCACAGGAGGACTATGCAGGGGAGAAGGTGACTGAGTTCCTCCCCAAGTGGCTTGAAAAGAATCAGAAGGTTGAAGAAAAGATCCGGAAAGAGTTCAAGATCAAGAAAGCAGCATAGAGAATCAAATCCCGTATAACTTCAGTGAAGCATCATGCCACCAAAGAAAAAGAAGAAGACAACATTGCAACAACGGCTCTCCGGGATAGTCTCGGTTGGAGACTTGTTGGACAACATTTCCTTTCAGGATGAGGAGGTTGTCCAAGCAGCAATGGTCCAACCCAAATTGTATTTGGAAGCTTGCAGGCTTCGGGTACAAAAGATGCGGGCTCGGATGCAACTGGACTCCATGCTCCGGGTCAAGGAGGCAGATGTTGAACTCCGTATCAGGAAATGGTACACAGACCGGAGCAAGGACAAGCCAACCGAATCTCACATCAAAGCCAAGATCTCAAAGGACAAGCCCCTCCAAGAACTAACGAAGAGGCGGCAAGAAGTTTTTCAGGAGGAGGAATTTTGCAAACTGCTTGTTGAGGCATTCCGGATGAGGATGTCTGCGCTCAAAGTAGTTGGTGAGTTCATCCGCTCAGAAGTTGGCAGAACAGACCCCACACTTGCCGGTACATTGCAATCCAAGAGGTCTGTTGAGTCCATGAGAGAAAAGCTCAAGAGGAAGTATCCCGGCAAGGTAAGAACATCAGAATCAAAATCAGTAAGGAGAAAGTAAATCATGCCAGTTGCAAAACGGAAAGTCCCGGCTTGGAAACGCAAGGCTGAGGACAGACTCAGGAAAAAGAAGTCCGGAGGAAAGTTCAAGCTCATTGAGGGGGACAACTGTGTCCGCATCCTCCCCAACGTTGAGGGAACCGATTCTCCCCCGTTCTATGAGTACAACCTCCATCGGGACGTTGGACCCAAGAAACGGACTGTCCGATGCGGCAAGGACATCAACGGCAAAGGCAAGTGTTGGCTTTGCGATATCCAGATTCCCAAGCTTGAGGAATCCAAGATCCGGATAAAGAGGAAGCTTGCCCGGAACATCAAATCCCAAGAGCAGTTTGTCCTCCAAGTGGGTGAGATCAATCCCCGGACGGGCAAGATGGACGGGCCATTCCTCTGGTACGTTTCAACCGGAGGAGCCAAGAGCCTTTCGACTCAAATCTTGGAGTTGTTGGTCAAGTCCAAACGCTCCTATGATGATCCTGTCAAGGGCTACAACCTCAACATTACCCGGACGGGTACCGGGATGACTGATACCCGGTATGGCATGATTGAGGCGGATGAGGAGCCCTCCAAGGTTGCGGCTCATGTCCTCAAGCAACTCAAGCCTTTCGAGGAAGTCCTCAACCAGTACGATCCGGACGACCAAAAGGGCGCATGGTTGGGCAAGGATCGGGACTCAGCGGATGAGGAGGCAGACCTCTACTCCGAAGAGGAAGAGGAGGAGGAAGCTCCGAAGAAGAAGCGGCGCAAAGCCAAGCCTGCTCCTGAGGAAGAAGAAGAAGAAGAGGAAACCGAGGAGGAAGAAGAAGAAGAGGAAACCGAGGAGGAAGAAGAAGAAGAAGCCGAGGAGGAGGAAGAGGAAGAGGAAACCGAGGAAGAAGAAGAGGAGGAGGAAGAAGAAGAGGAGGAAGAAGAAGAGGAGGAAGCTCCGAAGAAGAAGAAGAAGCGCAAAGCTAAGCCTGCTCCTGAGGAGGA